GACCTGACGAACCCAGTCTTCTTGAAGGATGAGGACGGTACCGACACCAGTGTTCGGATGTATGCCTACAAGGATGCAGCTACTGAGGTACCCATCCCAGTGGACAAGCTCGTCACAAAGGACGAGAAGAAGTTCCTGCTCCAACGGACCTTTTTCGTCGAATCCGGCTTCTTCAGTACCGTGGGGCCCGGGCAAGGTTTCGCGGGCACTCTTTTGGGCGAAGAGATGCCCTACCATGCAGAGTTCGAGGTCCTGGATGATGGGACCATTGAGCCCATAGCCGATTCTATCCAGCAGGCTGAGACCGTTTACGTCCGGGTATCCGCTGTCACCGAAGGAATTGCGGACAACGTGGTGGTGGCAGGAGGAGGGAAATCAGGCCCCCTCAACTCCTCTTTGAACTTCTGGACCATCGACGGCACAGGAATCTTCTCCCAGGTGCAGACGAGCGGTGTGGTGAACCTGAACACCAACGGATTTGCCCCGAGTGACAAGACGGAACCCAGCCTGCCCCTCACGCTGACTTTCCCGAGCACCACGACGAGCGAGTACCTGGACGTGGTGACGGTGGCCATGGCTGTCCTGGTTCTTGGCCGGGCTGACCTTCCTCCGACCTTGCAGGAGGAGCTTGCCTCCTCCAACGTGGACGAAGCCTTCGAGGCGGTGTCTGCGGCCCAGGCTGAGGTGAACTCGGCTCGGGCTGCTTTCCGGGATGGGGAGGACCTCGTAGAGAGCAGTGTTGCGGCCCTGGAAGAGCAGCAGGGTGCCTTGGATACGGACACTCAGGAGGGTCTGGACGAGTTCTTTGAGATCGGCGACCAGATTGCCGCTCAACAGGCTCTTCTCGTGCCACTCCAAGAGTCCCTCTCTCAGGCAGAGGTAACCCTCAACCAGGCTGTGCAGGCTCTGGAGGAGGCCGAGGCGGCCCAGGAGGACGAACCTGTCTTCCAGGCTGGTAAAGGCCGTCTCCAGACCGGCTTGGAGGAAATCGGACGGCACCTGGTTCCCATGCTTGTCGAGAGCAAACGGTACTTCAGCCGAGACGGCGTCCCTACCGAGAAGTTCCGGGACAACCTGCTGCGGCGTTGCCGGGCAGCGGCCAACGACCTCTATGCTCGGTCTGGCCCCCTGGGGGACATCGAGGCTGCTGCGGTGCTGGCTGGAGAGAACCTGCTCTCCTTCAAGTGGTCCGATGCCCATGCGGCCTACCCGGACCTCACCCTCTTGGAGTCTCTCGAAAGTCAGGACAACAGCCAGGGAATCGGTCTCAACCCGCATTCCTTCGGTGTTGCCGACCTCGATGCCACGAGGGGGATGCTCTTCGATGCCGCGAGCCCTTTGGACCGGAAACCTGGCTTCATCCCGAAGGCTGGAAACGGCCTCCGTGAGGATGGGGCTTTCGTCATGAACCGGGGTTCGGCCGACTACTCTCCGGTGGTCTACGCCAAGACGCCCACGGACAACCCCTTCCTGGCGGACCTGGACGTGCCCTTCCAGATTGAGTTCTGCCGGAATGCCCTCTACGGCACGGGTGTCTACGAGGCTGCGGCCACGGTGCTCAACATCGCATCGGCCCCCTCCACACTGCCCGCCGTCCCTGGAGGAGGTAGCTGGATTGCTATCCGGCTCTTCCCGCAAGGTATCCCTGGCATCGAGTCCGCTCTGGCCGAGATCGTGGGGTTCGTTGAGTCCCTCGCAGGCGGCCTTCAGGCGGTCACGGACGTGATTGTGTCCTACATCGAGTTCTTGGAGGCTCGGATCCTGGAGTTCCAGGCCCTCATCCAGAGGATTTCCGGGGTTGTGGACTTCCTGGCTTCCTTCGACCTCCCTGCCGTCAGTGCGCTGGTCGTCACCGGCAATGGCACCGGTGGTGTGATTCAGGGCCTCGCATCGGCTGAGAACAAGCCTTCGGACTCCCCGGATGCCTATGGAGCCGGGCTCGTGATGATGGCTGGTGGTCTCCCGTCCATTGTCCTGGAACTCATCCAGGCGTTCTTCCCGGAGGGTGACTGATGTCTTTTGGATGGCTCGGAACATTCCGGCAGGGCTCCTGGCAGGCATTCCGGCGCTTTGTGCTGGAAGAGCGTCGGGATGTGGCCCAGCGAATCAGCGTCATCGAGGCCGAACTCACCCGGATTGGTGAAGTGACTGTCCTCTACCAGTCGGAGACGGATGACGAGGGCAACACCACGGTCAGCGAGGAGCGTCGTGGATTCTCCGTGAGTGCCGGTTCCTCCCTCGGAAAGCTGCTCCGAGTCTACACGGCCCTGGGCGGAAATCCCTTTGACATCTCGCTTTTCCTCCGCCCCGACAAGGTGGTTATGCTCGACAGCCGGGACCCGGATATGAGGGGCAAGCCCTTCCAGCCCTACGGCGGTGTCGTCTACCCGAAACGGGGGGCCTACACCACGGGCGACCAGTACGAAGGGGGATTCTGGGCCTACAAGAAGTACGTTCCCGCCCGGATTGGAGGCCCCAAGGAGCGTGAGGACTACTCAGTGGGAATCCAGGTGGCGACGGCTCGGAAGTGGGTCAACAAGGAGATTCGCTACAAGAGGAATGACATCGAGGCCCGAATCCTCAAGCTCTGTGACCTGCGGGAGCAACTGATGCAGGAGTTGGAGGACATTGTCTTCGCCGTGGGTGGTCAGATTGGGGCCACTCCCTTCCTGGATGATGACCAGTTCGACAAGAACCTCACGGTGGCCGGAATCGTCGCAGCCATCGATTCCATCTTCTACGATACGGATGATACGGGACGAGCAGACTTCGATACGGAGAACACTGATCGACTGGGCAATCACCCGTATCTGCTGTCCGATGAGTCCCCAGAGGAGGACAACACGGCTCTGTGACGGTGCGGAGCCTATACAGAGGGACGGGTAGAACATCAAAAGGAACGCCATTGAGCACTGACTTCCAGCTTGCCCACCGATGCCCGCACCTTGTCATGGAGGAAACGGTTCCCCTCGGGGATGACCGCCGTTCCCTCGTGACCAGGGCTCCGGTGGCCTCTACGACGGTTTTGAGGGTGCTGGCGAACAATAAATACTACATCCCGTCTTCGGGCCTCCACTCCCAAGCTCTTCTCATGGGTTCCGAGTCCGGACCCTTCCGTATTGAGGGCTGTGCCTCTGAGAACGGGGTGAGCATCGATACCAATGTGGTGACGGTGAGCAGCAGCACGGAATCCGTGACCTTCCGCCTCCCCACGGGGCGTGTCACGGCCGACGAGCTTGTCCGCATCTTCCGCCAGGGGTTCAGTGACATCATCGTTTCAAACGAAGACGGCTACCTGGTGTTCCTGGATGCCGCGTCCATCGGCTCCGAGTCCCGGATTCGTGTGGACGGCCGGGGATCCAGTTCCATTGGATTCGTCCACCAGAGGGCAGCAAAAGGGCATCAGGTGTACCCTCCTTGGAGGCTCAACCCGCGTCCTGACACCCTCCCACTGGTCAACCGCGGCGGCGAATTCGACACCACGGCCCGATATGTCCAGTTCTCCGAGCAGGTCAAAAGCAACCCCGTCTTCAAGGTGACCTACGCAGCCCCCGTTGAGCGGTGTCCCCGTTGCCGGGCCACCTTCGTCGAGAATGACTGGCGTTTCGACGTTCCAGGCAACCTGGTCACCATCACAAATGAGGACCTTCTCTACCAGGCGGCTCTCAAGATCCTGCTTACCCGCAGGGGGTCGAACCCTTACCACACTTCCTACGGGTCCAAGATCATCGACCGGGTGGGAACCAAGGCAGTGGGAGCCACAGCCGCTCTCATCCAGGAGGATGTCCGGACGGCTCTGTCTCGGATGCAGGGCCTCCAGGCGGGGCAAGCCAAGTACCAGGAAGTCAGCCAGAAGGAACGGCTCTACGCGGTTATGTCGGTCAACGTGTCTCCTCACAACACGGATCCGACGGCTTTCCTGGTGGATGTGGTGGTCTCGAACAGCACGGGGCAGCCAGTTCAACTGTCCGTCGTCTTCTCGGTGCCGGGGGCAATTGCCCTTGCTGGGAGCAATAATCTTTCTCTGGGGCTCGATACTACGGGCCTCACCGACGAACAATCCCGTCGGCTGTTGAATGGGTGACGTATGAGTCTGACTCCACAAGTTCTCGGTCCTGATGGGGTGCTCCGGGAGGGGTTGGTCTTCACGACCACCATGGACACCCGTTTCTTTACGGGCACCATCGATGCTGACACGGTGGATATGGAAATCTCGGTCAATGGGGCCGGATTCACCTCGGACCCGGACCTGATCTCCTTTGAGGGGGCTTCCTGGGTCGTGCCCAACCCGGGAATCTACCCAGCGGGCCTGGAACTCATGCCCGGGGTCAACACCATCGAAATCCGGGCCATTTCCTTCTCGGGCTCGACTTCGGCCCCAGCCACCATCACCGCAACCGTCTCACAGGAGCGGGACATCGGAATCGTGGCGGAGCCCCCGACCAACATCACGGTCACTGAGAAAGATCAGTCCGTACTCATCGAGGTTGAGGGCCTGACTGGAGTGGAAGGATTCCAGGGCTTCAACTTCTACGCCTCCCGCTTCGAGGGCGGTGGTGACAGCGGCTACCAGCGAGTTAACCTGGAAACTGTCTCTGAGGGCACGACGACCACGGAGACGGCCCAGTTCGCTTCCCTGGAGGTCGAGTCCAATGTGGTGGTTGACACCAACGACGACCCGGTCGCAGATCCTCTCTTCTACCGTGTCCAGGGCCAGCAGGAAGACGAAGACGAAAACCTCATCCAAGCGGACTTTGATGAGCGGTACGAGGTTCCTGAGACCACCCGGACCATCAAAACGAGCCTGACTCTGGACTCGGTTCGGGAGTTCCAGGTCTACTCTTTCGACCACAATCGGGCTGGTACCCCTTCCAGTGACCCCCCAACCATCTCTATCAGCGAGTTCGCGGCAACACCGCCAGAGGACTACTTGTACTACGTCCTCACGGCCGTCTTCTTCGACCCGACGACGAACATCGAGTTCGAGTCTTCTTTCTCCCAGGAAGTCGTGGGGCGTCCCTTGCGGGTCACGGCCACCATCGGAACCTTCCCGGTTGTGTCGAGGCAGCAGATTGTCCGCGAGTTCGCGGCTACCGTCTTCCGGTCCAATCCCCAGGTTCGCGTGGAGGAAGGCTCAACCCTCCGAGAAGTCGTCATTGACCCCTTCTCGTCTGAGGCCGAGCGGGTTCGCTTCATCGTGGACTACCTGCATCGGGCCCAGTCTCCGACGCAATTGCTCGTCATCGACGACCCTCAAGGCACCGGGGACTCCGCCCCCGTGGCAACCTCCGCCTACAAGCAGGCGTTGAAGCAGGCTTTCCGGTTGACGAGTGACGAGGATACCCAGGCCCTCATTGATTCGGGATTTGATGCTTACGCCAGCAAATTTGGGAAGTTCCGCCGGGCTGGGGTTGCCTCTCAAGGTGAGGTGACATTCTTTACCCGGCTGCGCCCGACCAGGACCATCCAGATTCCGCTAGGCACCATCGTCCAGGGGGGCAGCGTCCAGTTCCGAACGACTCGGGCGTCTTCTATCCCATTGAATCAGGTAGCTTCGTTCTTCGATCCCATCTCTGGCCGCTACCAGGTCACGGTGCCGGTGAAGGCCACCGCGGTAGGATCTGCGACCAATGTGGGGGCGGGTCAGGTCCGAACCCTCGTGTCCACGATTGCCGGGATTTCGGTGGTGAACTCGGCGGCGATGTTCGGTGGAGACGACCAGGAAACCAACCTGCAACTCACGGAGAGGGCACGCCGGGCTATCGCTTCGGTGGATTCAGGCTCGAAGCAGGGCTACCTCCAGACGGCCGCTGATGTCCCTGGCGTCATCAAGGCCAACGTGGTCGCGGCCATGGACCCCCTCATGCAGCGAGACCTGGATGACGAGGGTGTCCACCGGGGTGGCAAGGTGGATGTGTGGGTCCAGGGCGATAACATCGCCACTGTGACCGACGTGTTCGCCTTCTCCTTCGAGATTGGGCAGGACATCCAGTTTGAGATCATCGGCAACCCCGCGGATCTGATCTTCAAGGCCGTGGACACTGAACTATCCCAGGAGAACCCCATCGTCGAGATGCTCGACTTCCCCGATGCAGGCTATGAGTTCCGCAACGCTTCGACCGGTGAAGTCTTCGACCTGACCGACGTGGAGATCACGAGCTTCGACACCATCCAGCTTTCCACGGCTGTTCCGCAGCCTGCGGTGGACCTGACCGACGTGGTCCTGGGTTCCTACCGCCGCCGAGTGGGCAACATCTTCACTTTCACCAGGCAGCCGGTTTCCTCCGTGACTTCCGTGGTGGGTGTGGTTTCGGGCCAGATTCCGACAACGAACTTCGCCCTGAACCACCCGGACCCGCCGCTGGAGAAGGGGCGTTCCACACTGGCCCAGGATTTTCTCTCCATCACTTCCTTCACGGATGCTGTGGGGAACACCGTGCCGTCCGGAGACCTGATCACGGTCACGAACGAGCCTCATGTCCTCATCGGCGATTACCCTGAGTTCGTGGACAATCTGGGAGCGGTCTTCCTCACCGTTCGGGTGTTCAACGAAAACCGGACCGTGGAATACAAGGGCCCGGATGACCCCAGCGGTGACCCCGACTTCGTGATCATCCTGGGAGATCAGACCACTCCGCTGTCCATCCGACGGGTTGAAGGTGGAGACATCCCCAGCGGAGCTACCGTCTCGGTGGATTACTCCCATGACGAGAACTTCACTGTCACCTACACGACCAATCTCATCGTGAGTGTGACTCAGGACGCCATCGAAGTATCCAAGCATGCCACGGCTGATGTCATCGTGAAGGATGGCGTTCCGGTGCCTCTGGACCTCCAGGCGACTATCGTGATGGCCTCTGGGGCTGCCCAGGATGAGGTTGATCAGGCCGCCCGGACCAACCTGACCAACTTCATCGAGAACTTGCGGCTCGGGGACCCTATTCGGCAGAGTGACGTAGTCAACGTCATTGAGAACACCGCTGGTGTCTCTTACATTGTCGTGCCCTTGAGCAAGATGGTACGTGGGGAAGGTTCCCAGGTAGTCCGAGAGGAACTCGTCACGGATCTGGCCAGCGAAGTGACCCAGCTTCCTTCCTTGTCCACGGATTCCGTCCTGGTTTGGATTCTGAAGGACGGTCTGTCCGCAGCCACGACCGATGGTGGTGGTCCGGAGACGGACTTCCGTGGGGTCTTCCAGGATGACATTGAGTTGAACCTTCTGGACGCCTCTCTCCAGTTGTCTGCCCTGAACATCGGGGCGGCCAGGGCCTACATCGTAGGATCTGGGGGAGCGGTCATTCAGGGATACTCCGATGATGCCACCCTGATTGCACAGGGATTCGTGACTGCTGCTGACCGGGAAACCGAACGGCTGCGGCTCACGGCCAACCACGTCCTCGTCTCCACCTCCCCGAGTGATGCCCCCACGAACCATGACTACGCTGTGACCTACACGGTTGGTGAGGACAGTGGTGCCAAGAACATCGACCCGGGAGCAGCCGAATACATCACAGTGGGCGATTTTCTGTTCACTTACGATGAGGAAGTCTCGTGAGCAACGGTTCCGACGATCAGAACGGAACCACGTTTCCGTATGACATTGCCCAGAATCCCGCCCCTACGCCGGAGGAAGGGCAGCAATTCGAGACCCAGAAGCAGCAACTCACGGACGCCATCGTGCAGACCTTCATGCGGATGCTGCCGTCCAACTATGTCTCTCAGGAGAAAGGGCCCTGGTATACCCTCCAGTTCCAGGCCATCGCGGAACAGTTCGCTAAATTCCAGCTTGTGGCCCAAGACATCTACAAGGACAACGACTGGGACTTCACCCGGCCCGAGTTCCTGTATGAAATCCTGGGAACCCTGGTGTTCCCGGACGCCAATGAGAGGGGTGGGTGGCCTAGTATCGATGGGGACATCCCGTACCGCGACTTTCTCCAGGCCATGGTTCTCCTCCTTCTCAAGGGGACCACTGCGGAAGCCATGCAGGAAGGTGCCCAACTCCTGACCGACGCTCAGGTGGAACTCATCGAGCGGTATCTCCATGCCGATCAGCGGAACCCCAATGGCCTGTGGACCATCGACAACCAGTTCGAGGTCGAGATCAACGTGGATGGTGAGGAAGCCTTCCTGGAAGACCCCTTTGTCCTCCAGGACAACACGGTCATTGTAGAGGAAGCCCTCAAACCGGCCCACGTCATCTACGAGTATCGCTACCTCTTCCGGGACGCCTTTGGCCATCTATTTGAGGACGAATCCTCTTGGGAGATGTTCCAGTACCGCTACGATGACCTGCGGAAGTCCTGCTACGGGGCCAAGTCCATCACCGGGACGGCTGGAGAGACCCTGACTGACCGGACCCTCTTCACCGACGTAACCCGCTCATTCGAGAGTGCCTACATCGGAGGAACTCTTCGGATGGACACCGGGGTCAATGCTGGTACCTATACGGTCACTGATGTGCGGGCATTCCCCTACGGGGATGATTCTACTACTCGGGCCTATACGACCTCTCCCACGGGCCTCACAGGCACCGCCACGGTATCTGGGGACACCATCGAAGACACCTCCCAGGACTTCGGTGCCGCGGTGGAGGGAGAGGTGCTGACTTTCTCTGACGGTCCGAATGCGGGCTCTTACCGCCTGGAGACTCTGCTGGGGTCGGATGGGGGGCCTGTCGGGACAGCCGCGGGGCCTGCGACCAAGGTCCGGGTGTCCCTCTCTATGCTGCGGGTGGGCCGTCGGATGCCGGAGGCTGCTACGGGGCAGACCTACACGGTGGATGCCGACCGGCTTGGGGTGCGGATTCCCAAAGACGTGGCAGGCGAAGACGCCTCTGAGCAGTTCTACCTCTAGCCCTCAACGACACGAAGAGCCTTGTAGAGGTCCGATTGAACCTTCATGGCCGCCTCCTTGGCTGCCTTGGGGTCATCCTGGTTCCGGAGGATGTAGGAGGGATGGTAGGTCACGACGACGGGGCATGAAAGCTCTGTCGTTTCATTATGATACGTCCAATCGTGATTCCGGAGATAGCCGAGGGAGGCATCTTCTCCTTCCCCTGTGAGGACCCGGCCTGCAAAGCGGCCCAAGGCAACGATGACTTTGGGCCTGATGATGCGTAGCTGCATGTGGAGGAAGGGGGAGCAGGCGGCGATTTCTTCGGGCTCCGGGTCTCGGTTCCCGGGAGGCCAGCACTTCACGATGTTGCAGATGTAGGTGTCTTCCCGGGACAAATCCACTCTTCTCAGGAAACTGTTGAGGAGACGACCGGCCATCCCCACGAAAGGCTCCCCAGCCTGATTCTCTTCCCGGCCCGGGGCTTCTCCCACGAAAACTAGGTCTGCATCGGGGTTTCCGACGCCGAAGACCAGACGATTTCGCTTGCGATGGAGGGCACATCGGCCGCACCCCTCCACCTTCGACTCTCGGAGGTAGTTGAGGCGGTTTTGGGAGGTCATGCTCCTACTTACGCAAAAGAGGTCGGTAATGTGCCCCCATTAGCTTCCCTATACACCCGGGCGAGTAGAGTTCCCATTAGGAGTCCGGATGGCTGCAAGAATCCGAAGTCTGCGAAATGGCCTAAATCCCATCGACGAGGCCAGTCGTGACGATCTGGTGCTCGCCGACGTTGTGACGGTGACGGCCCTAGATGCAGCCACGACCTATTCCTGGACCATCGCTTTCGCCCCCGAGGGGTCCACAGCCACCTTCTCGGGAAGCCCCTCAGCGGTGAGTCCCGGCACCTTCACGGTGGACATTGAAGGCCCCTATCTCATCAGGCTCACCATCGATGCGGGGGAGACCACCGAAGACACCCAGTATGTCCGCCTTCGGGCGTTGACTTCGACTCTGGGTCTCACCCTGGTCTCCGCTGGAGAGCGTCGTGATGGCACTGGCATCATCCCGGTGGACGTGGACACCGAGGGCTGGGCCAACGAGCAGAACAACAACCTCCTGGCCTTGGAGGCGGCTGCGGCGGCCATTCCGACCCTTGCAAGTGTCCTGGGATCTGGGAATACCACGAGCGGAAATCATGTGGTGTTCACGGGCGGAGATGAGATGCAGGGGGCTGCGGGCCTTATCCTGCGGGCTGGGGGAGCTTCCGACGACATCGAATTGTTCCCGGGAGCTTCCGGGGCCGTAGTCATCAATGGCAAGCTCACCGTCACAGGTCTCATTGACCCCACAGGGATGATCTTCGAGCAGGCAGTCGTTCCGAGCACTACTGCTACGGAAGGGGCCGTCTTTGTCTCTGATGGTTCTAGTGGTCTGACCGCAGGCAACATCTACTTCCGCCCGGCCAGTGATGGAACCCCCCAGGATCTCCTGGCGGGCGGGGTGGTCGCTCCTCTGACCTTCGTGTACCAGCCCGGGGGCTCCGCGGGTGGGAATGTCTACACGGACTTCGCCACCTTGTATGCGGCTCTTTCAGCGGCATCCGGGTTCCGGCGTCTGGTGTTCGACGCCACTTTCGCTGGTGGTCCAATGTTGCTGCCGGTCGGCACCTACGACTTCACCGATGTGAAGTGGAGCACCGGAACGAATCTCCAGTTCCCAGGCGGCCCCGGGACAGCCACTGTCCAATTCCAGGACGGCACCACTATCACGAATCTGAACCAGGTTGAAGGGATCATCCTCTACTACAATGCTCCTGGCGGAACTCCCCCCATCGTCTACAACTCCGGTGCTTTGGACGTTCTGTACACTAGGCGGTCATGGTTCCTAGCGGAGTCCGGTTCGGCTCCCATTATGAGTGTCCAGGATGCCGTGGGCCCCACCCCGACGACTCTCGTCCCCTTCGCTGCCGATGGTGGTGCTTTCGGGGGGAACAATCAGGAGTGGTTGGAAATCCTGGGGAGTTCTCAGGTCAATCCTCAGTTGCGAGACAATACGACCTGGCAGGATGACGGTATTGTCGGTGGAGTCACCACATCGGTCTCCCTTCAGTACGATGCGACCTGTAACGTCAACACTGCTCAGCCTAACATGGCTGGAACCCTGTCTTTTTCCAGGTCTTCATGGGCAGATCGTTTGAGGTACGATAACAGTACCTCGGGATTGAGTGCCACTGAGGTTCAGGCGGCCATCGACGAACTGGCTTCCGTTAGCCAAACGGTAGCCCCCCGGACTTTCGTGTATCGCCCGGGCGGGACTCCCGCCGGGAACGTCTACACGAACTTCGCGACCCTCTATCTGGATTACCAGTCGGCCCCCGCTGGCCAAAAGAGAATTGTTCTGGACGCTTCCCAGTCGGGTGGCGTGATGACCCTTCCGGTCGGCACCTACGATTTGCCAAACACCCTTTTGACTTCGGCATCACTGGATGTATTTAACCAGGGTGCCCCCCTGGTCCGACTCCTGGATGGGACCATCATCAAGAATCTGTCTGAGATTTCTGGATTGGACATCTGGTGGGACGCTTTTGGGACGGCCCCTCTCCAATATGGCGAGGGCGGCAAGATGTACCTCCACCTCCACCGTTCCCGCATTCGGACGGATACAGGTGGTTCCCCAATTATGGGGGTGTTCGATGCTCCCGGCCCGACTCCTACGGAATTGTCTGTCCGAATGACAGGCGGCTCCCACATCGGAAGGGACCTTCAAGAAACCATCGTGGTAAGTGGGAGTGCTTCCAGTATGGGTTTGGGGGTGTGGGATGACTCAGTGGTCAACTCAAACACTCTCCAAAACGGCGTTGGGACTTCCATCACGATCCAATACGATGTGACTGGATTCTACTTCCCCACCCAACCGAGTGTGCTGGGGGCACTCTCGGTTGGGCCAAAGGACCAGGCGGCCAACCTCAACTACTCCGGAGCCGGAAGTGCACTTTCCTGGGGAGGTCCTGGTATCCCTGGAAATGTGGAGGATGCCCTCGACCGCATTGCAAACTTCATCGCAAGTTTCCATGGTCCTATCCCATAGCCGAAAGGGGTGGGCCATGCCCAGGGACACACCGAAATCTCTTCGGGCTGCAACCTCAACACGAGGGTCGGCCCCGTTTGCCGTCCTATAAGCCCCAACGGGTAGAAGTATTCCTGGAGATTAGCGGATGGCGGCCATCATTCGGAGCCTGCGGAACGGTGTAGACCCAATCGAGGGTGCAAGTCGCAATGACCTGCGGGCTGGCGACATTGTCACGCTGGAATCCGTTGACGTTGCGACTACTTATGCCTG